TTCACTTGTTGCAAACTTTACTTTTGAACAGGTGAGATTTGCGTATATTAAAGAGATAGATGTTCAGATCACCCGGCAAACATCTCCAGAAGTTTCTGATGAATCTTCGAGTGAAGATGAAAAAGGTGATGTCACATCTGAGGCTGAGAGGGATCAAACCCCAACAGTTGTTGAAGATCAGGCTGCAAGAATTGAAGCAGCTTGGAAATTAGTTCTGGAGGGAGTCTAAAATGATCATAAACTGCCCACTCTTCCAAGACCCCTTCTACAGTTACTCAATAGACCTCTCAGGAGATACTTACATACTAACCTTCCGCTATTCTTCACGCTCTCAAGGATACCTCCTAGATATTGAAGATGCTGAAGAAAACACCATTATCCGTGGTATTAAATTAGTCCCTGTATATCCACTGACGCAACAGTATTCATTAGAAAATCCCATTGGTGAATTCTTCCTGTTACCTATTGAACAAACTGATATTGCTAACTCAGGAATTCCTAATCCAAGACGTGTTGATCAAACTCACGTATTATACTATACAGATGAACTTTAAATAGAGGTGTTAATTGCATGGCTGACGATAATAACATTATGTGGAAACGGTCATATGAGCTTGTAATTGGCACCCCAAATTCTGGAAAGGGTCTTCAAATAATCGGTGATGAAGATGCTAATGAAGGTCTTCAAATCTCCTTCAACATCAAGAAGCATATCAATAACGAAGAAAATTCCAACACTTGTTCAATTGATATTTACAACCTTTCGGAAGATTCAATCAACTATATCCAGAAGCCTAACATGGCAGTGATCTTCAAAGTTGGTTATCAAAACAATAACAAACTACTTTTCCAAGGTATGATTTCAGAACTTGATACTGATGATAGGTCTTCAGGAAATGATCGTAAGACCACCCTCAAGTGTGTCCCCGCTGACTCCTTAACTTATCGCCCGGTTATATCCAAGACTTTCCCTGCAAATACGACCCCAAGACAGGTGATAATGTATCTAGTGGGGCAATCATCCACCATCACCAAAGCGTCGTTTAACAGCACTAAAATTGATACTAAATTCCCCTTTGGGTATCCCGTAGAGGGGAACGTCAAGAGTATCCTCAACGAACTCGCCAGAGATTTTCAGTTTCAGTATAGAATTGATGGCAAGCGACTTTACGTTAATGATCTCAACAAGTATGAATCACCGAATTCCGTAGAGCGGGCTTTCCAGATTTCTCCAGAGTCGGGTTTACTGGGTGTTGCAACATTCTCAAGTTCAGATGGCAAAAAGACCAAGGAAGATACTGAGAACAATAATGGTGTCAAATTCCGCTCGCTGATTAATCCTCTGATTACCCCCGGTAGTGCAGTCTCTCTTACAGGTTCTACCATTGAAGAGATTGTCAGGGTTAACAGTGCTGAATATAGTGGTGATTGGAGAGGAAACAAATGGGAACTGACTTGCCACTGTTCAAAGTTAACCGGCAGAGAGGTGTAATCACATGGAAGATATTAGTTTAGAGGGTCTGCTGAGACAGTACATCACAAATAGCATTAATGGGATGTTCACTGCTATCCCCGGTAGGATTGAAAAGGTTGTGTCACTTCCTGAACAGCGTGTTGATGTAAGACCCATTGTTAATCGAATCACACCAGATGAGGGTGAACTTGAACATCCTGTTGTTCTGAGCGTTCCTCTGATTTTCCCCGGTTCAAATACATCACAATATTCTTTTCCTGTGTCAGTTGGTGATATTGTCCTGTTGGTGTTCTCTCAAAGGTCTATCCAAAGATTTAAACTTGGTGCCAACAATACACACCGGCCACTTGATCTTTCAAAGTATTCTAGGAATGATGCTATGGCAGTGCCGGGGCTATTTGGATTTCCGAGTGCTGTTAATAATCCCAACAAGCGTTCGCTGTCTCATTCTGTAGATGATAGTGTTGTTGTGCATAATATTGGGACAAGTGCTGAGTGTGAAGTGAGGTTGAAAGCCTCTGGGGATATTATTATCAATGCCCCCGGTAATAAAGTTGAGGTGAACTGTGAGGATTCGGTAGTTAATGCAGATAATTCATCTGTTGTTAATACATCCACGGCAACCATTAATGCTTCTTCAAGTACCACCATTGATTCTCCCAACACAACTGTTACTGGTGATATGCTTGTCCAAGGAACCTTCACGTATACCTCTGGTATGATTGGCAGTGGTACAGCAGGGGGTGCTACAGCCTCTATCACAGGTTCTATTGAAGTATCTGATGATGTCACTGCTTCTGGTGTTTCCCTTAATTCTCACACCCATACTGGTGATAGTGGTGGTACTACAAGTCCTCCTAACTAATAAATAGGCTCCAACATGGCAGATATAAAACTTGGCAATGACCACGATATTGTTTTTGATGGGAATGATTTCAGTGTCACAAAAACGAAAGATGAAACACTACAACAAAGACTCAAGGTAAAACTTTTAACCTTCCTTGAGGAATGGTACTTGGATAGAGGTCTTGGTGTACCCTGGTTCCAACGCATATTTCAAAAAGGAACCAGTAAAGAAACTGTGGACATCATTCTTAAAAGGAAGATTGCCGAAGAACCAGAAGTTATTTCTATCCAAGAATTTTCATCTACGCTTGATAATAGAAACAGGACATACAGGCTTTCTTTTGTGGTCAAATCCGAATCTTCAAAAGAATCAATCCCAATTGAATTTGATCTATAAAGGGTAAATAATTATGGCAGGTCTTTCTTCCAATGGGCTTGAAATCAAGCGGTTAAGTGAAGTCATTAGTGACCGCACATCAAGCGCACGAAATTACTTTGGCAGTGACGCTGCCACAACATCCAATGACGTTCTTGGTCGTACTCTTCGGGTTGGTGCTCCTTCTGAAGCTGATCTTTGGGAGTTAGCAGAAGCCGTCTACAATTCATTCAATCCTGATTTGGCAGGTGGTGTTTCACTTGACAGGATTGTTACTTATGCAGGCTTGACACGTTTTCAGGCGGCACCCTCAACAGCAGACTTGTTGGTTTCTGGTGATTATAATGCAACCATTTCAAGTGGTTCTTATGTAGATTCATCCTTTACTTCAAACAGGTTTGTGACTGTTGAAGGTGTTGCACTTTCTGAGAATGATACTTCCGGTGTGACTGTAGAGATTATCACATCTGTTGATGACTCCGATTATACCATTACACTTGGCGCTTCTTCTTTTACTTATACCACTGGTACTGGTGAAACTCGCGCTGATATTGCAAGTAACTTTGCATCTCTAATCAATAATGAAACCTCTTCTTTTGAGGCTTCTGTTGTTAATGATGTGCAAATCCAGATTGAATGGAATGACGTATTCATTAGGCGTGACGTAACACTCACCACTGCCAATATGTCATTCCAGAAAATCAGCAAAATTGTTAAATCTGAGTCTACTGAAATTGGACCTATTCAACAACCTGCTGAAACCCTTGACGAGATTGCTTCGCCCATTACTGGTTGGGATTCTGTTATCAATCCCCAAGCGGCATCCTTGGGGCGCTTCAGGGAAACTGATGAAGAACTCCGCATTCGCTTTGCACAATCAAAAGAACTGAATGCGCGTGGTACTATTGATGCCATTTTCTCAGCATTGCTTTCAGTGGTGGGTGTGGAAGAAGTACAGGTTTATGAGAACGATACCAATGGTGTTGATGCGCTTTCTTTGCCTGCAAAATCGTTTTCAGCAGTAGTGCTGGGCGGTTCTTCAAATGAGATCGCAGAAACGATTTGGAGTGTTAAACCAGCAGGAATTGAGGCATTTGGTAACACAACAATACAGGTGACTGACAGCCAGGGTCTTCCGCATGACATTTCTTTCAGCAGACCCATTGATGTCAACATTTATATTGACATCACAATCTCTGCTTTTGAGAACCAAACAATTGCTTCCAATGTTGACGAGCTTATCATTGATGCACTAGAGGCATATTTCCTTGAGAACTATCGTGTTGGTGATGATGTGATTTATTCGCGCCTTTACACTCCAATTAACAGTGCCTCTTATGGGTATCAAGTTGATTCCTTGACCATTGACACCACTGCCAGCCCTACTTCTACAAGCAATATTACCATTGCTTACGATGAAATCGCACAGCTTCTTCGTGGTAATATCAATGTCACAGTTAACTAAAGGTGATTTATCATGGATATGGAAATTGTAGATTACCTTCAACAAGCAAGGGGTAGAGTTACTGAGCAGTTTAAAGAAAAGACCAATATTGATTCTTTGTTAAAAATCTGGTTGGAGGGGAATCAAGAAATCCAAGAAACCCTTCTTGATATTGAAAAGATCAAAGATGTTGATGAGAGTTCTGGGGCTCAACTTGATAATATTGGCAACATCGTTGGACAACCCCGGCAACTTGTGGATATCTCTGCAACAGGCTTCTTTGGTTTTGAAAGTGACCCCGGGGCACAGCCCTTTGGTTCAACAGATAACTCTCTTGGTGGTCTTTATTATTCTTTGGATAATCCTGAAAGTGGCGTCATTGGTCTTAATGATCAACTCTATTCAATATTTCTGAAGTCCAAAATAACGCAGAATAATGCTGGTACAAACCCAGAAGAGATTATCACAATCACCAAACGAATATTCAATTCAGATATTGTGGAGTTGTTTGAAGGCGGTTCTGATGATACTGAACCTGCTGTCTTCACATTAAATATTGGCAGGGATTGGAATGATGAGAATCTAACAGTATTCCCCGGTCTTGACGAAACACAGGTTGCAGACAGGCTTATTTCAAAACCTGCTGGTGTTCGCATTGAATATACAAATGAACAGGTTACCCCCACACTTGAATCTGTTGAAAATTGGGTTAACTCATCAAACACCCTCTATCAAACATCGAATACAACCCTTCTGTAATAAGGTGATATAAATGGCAAAGTATCAAAAACCCAATTCAATTAATACGATCTGGGCATTGTCTGCACTATCTCAAGACATTTCAAAGCCCAGCGATAGTTATATTCAAACGGGTTGGACACAGGTAAAACCCCCGTATCAGTTTGAAAACTGGTCAATGAATAAACTTCACCAGGGGCTTGCTTATTATAATCAACTTGGTTTCCCTGAGTGGGATCAGAATACCGAATATCAGGCTTCCAAATCTTATGTGCAAGCATCTGATAACCGTGTTTATCGGTGCATCCAGACACACTCTGGGCGTGATCCTGTAGCGGGTAATTCTGCATACTGGGAAGTTTATGAAGGCAATCGTCAGGCAACTACTTCTACAAGGGGTACTGTTGAACTTGCCACCCAGAATGAAGTTGATGCGGGAGATAGAAGTGATGTTGCAGTAACAGCATCTACGCTTCATAACAAGCGTGCTTCACAGTCTTCCTATGGAATTTCTCGCTTTGCAACGAATTCTGAAGTATCTTCTGGTAGTCGTGACGATGTTGCCCTTAGCCCAGCAACTCTACAGTTTCGTACAGCAACAACCTCGCAATCTGGTCTTGTAGAACTTGCTACTTCTGCTGAAGCTCAGGCGGGGACTAGGAATGATGTTGCGTTAACCCCAGAATCCATTACGGGTATTTTTGAAATGCTCTTCCCTGTGGGTTCTGTTGTAATGCGCCCAACGAATCCCGGTAATAGTGTTTCTAATGGCGGTCTTGGGTTTGGTACTTGGGAAAAGATTACTGGTCGATCAATTATTGGTGATGGTTCACACACTGATTCCAATGGTCAGAACAGGAACTTTGTTGCTGGTAGCTCTGAGGGCACTTATCAGCATCGATTAAGTTCTGGTGAAATGCCTTCACATAGTCATAGTGCTTCTAGTGGTAGTGCTGGTAGTCATAACCACACAGTAAGTGGTTCAACCGACACAACTGGTAATCACTCACATAGTGCTTCCAGTGATAGTGCAGGTTATCACAGCCACAGTGGTAGTGCTAAGGGAAATGGTGCGCATAGTCACAGTGGTTCAACTGATTGGTCTGGGAATCACCGGCACGGGGTTCCTACAGCAGACGTTGACTCTAACAATAACTACGGAAGGCTTGACCCCGCAACCAGTGGAACGAAACCTAATACATACACAACCTATGCGGGCAACCACAACCATTCACTAAACATCAACAACGCAGGTTATCATGGCCACTCCCTGTCAATCAATGGCAACGGCTCTCACACTCATACCATCTCTGTAGATGCCAATGGAAACCACTCTCACAGTGTCTCTGGTATTACTTCTACAGACGGTTCTCACAATCACAGTATCAGCATTTCCTCAACAGGCGGTAATCAATACCATAACAATATCCACCCTGTGTTTGTAGCACCAATCTGGTACAGGACAGCATAAGGGTATTGATATGTCTGATGAAATTGATAAAACAGCCCCTTCAATATTTTCCGATAATAATCGACAGTGGATTCTTGGTGGGGCTGCTGTCATTATCACTGTGGTTGTATCTTTGGGGGGTATCATCACCACAAGTTTACAATCACAGATTGAAAATAACCAAGAACGCATTTACAACATTACATCAACAGCCGTTACCGATGAACGCCTTGCCCGTCAAATTAAACAGGTTACTGACTATATTGACGTAAGGATACAATCTTTGGAGGCTCAACAAAGAGAGATGTCAAGGCAATTGACCATTCTCATTGAAGACACTAAAGAATTCCGTAAAGAGGTTAGGGAGGATATAGACAACCGGGAATAAGGCGGGAGGTAATGAATAAATGGATTAAGAAGAAGTTTAAGAGTTTTTTGATAACTATCCTCACGTTAGCGGTCTTGTATATCTCCATCATCTCTGCCGTTTCAATTAATAATACTTACAAAGCTGCTACGGAAATGACTTGGCAACAATCTGTTGAGCGGGAATTACAACAACAGAATGAAAGTTATCAAGAGGATATTTATGAGAGATATGCAAAAGCTGAGCGGGTATTGACAAGCTACCAGTCTATTACAAACAAAAGAATGGACAGCCTTGAAGAACGTGTTGGTGATTTAGAAAATCATATAAAAGACTTGGAAAACAGGGTAGAGGCTTTACAGCAATCTCTATGTCTTCCCAATATACAAAGTAAAGAAGAGGAATAAAATGTCATATATTGATGTGCTTAATGATGCCGCTACAAGGGCCGATGCAGCATCTACAAAAGCAACCGCTGCAAGTGATCTTCTTGATCAGATTGTTAACGGTCCCGAAGAGACTTTTGTAACAACTGATAATGGCCCCGTCCCAACTGCCGCAACAGCTATTGTAGAGCTTCAATCACAGATTGGTGCTGGTGTTCTTGCACCCATTGAAGAATCTGTTACACTGACTTCTGGGCAGGTTAATGTTACCTTTGAAAATATCCAGACCTCTGGTATTTCTGTTTATATTGATGAGGGTTCTGGTGCCTATCGGTATTTTGGATTCACTGTAGATGGAACCAATTCAATTATTCTTGATGACAGTTTTGCTTCTGGAACTATCGTGTGGGGTCTTTCACAGGAAATTGGGGGTGAAGTAGGAACTGCTGTTGATCAGACCCAAGCGAATGCACAACTTGCAGAAGATTGGGCAATTAAACTTGGTGGTACTGTAGATGGTACTGAGTTTTCTTCAAAGTATCATGCCCAGGAAAGTGCTTCAAGTGCTTCTGCTGCTGCTACTTCAGAATCTAATGCTGCGACTTCTGAAAGCAATGCCGCGACAAGTGCTTCAGAGGCTTTGGCAAGTGAACAGGCAGCAGCAACTTCAGAATCTAATGCTGCGACTTCTGCAAGCAATGCCGCGACAAGTGCTTCTAATGCTGCAACTTCTGAAAGCAATGCCGCAACAAGTGCTTCTAATGCTGCTGATAGTGCGACGGCTGCTGCTACCTCATCAAGTAATGCCTCAACCTCTGAGCAAAATGCCGAGAACTACGCTGACTATATTGCCTCTGCCCAAGGGATTTATAGTGATGTGGCAAGTGGTCTTTCTGCTACTGTTGATGGAGATTACTTTAGGGTTGTTGAAAGTACAGACTCCAAATCCATTGCTGTTTATCGTAATGATTCTGGTAGTGAAACTCTTATCACTACCTTTTATACAACTAATGGTGTTGATTCAAGACTTACAGAATATTCTGGTGGAATTTGGGGTGTAAAGAACCCTGGGGACATTGGTGTTGCTGGTGGCTTAGGATTTGGTGTTGGTGTATATCCGCATGATCCTTCTGTATTGAATTTGACAGGACTTAATGGATATTCTGATCCTGCTTCAGAAAACTATGGTAACTATATTCACAAGAATGGTTCTATCATGGTGTTCATTCCCAAATTCTATTACAGGATTGGTGATAATTCTGCGCCCCAATATGGAACATATGGTGCAAACACTGTAGAGATTAAAGGCATTAAGGATTACCCCACCGAAGCAGATGCCAATGTTGATGGGTACGTATTGCCGAGAGCATTTATCAATGGTGGACAAGAAAAATCAGGATTCTTTGTTGACAAGTATATTGCTTCACAAGCATCTTATGATTCTAATATCTCTGTAAGTGTCTATGGTGGTATTCCCATTTCACTTACAACTTCAAGTTCCTATACCCGTTCAAACACCATGGCAGGTTGTGATGGACAGTTGAAAGATGCTGTGAAGCTCTCTCGTGATCGTGGTACTAATTACACTTGTGAAAGCCTTTTCCAGAGGGCTGCCCTTGGTTTCCTTTCAATGGCACATGGACAAGTTGTTACAAGTGACACCTATTGTGCTTGGTATGATTCTGGTGGCAATACTAATTTCCCGAAGGGTTGTAACAACAACTCTCTTAGGGATGTTAATGATTCTTCAGTGGTGTATGAGTCTGCTGGTGATTCTGGCACTGCTTCCAAACCTAAAACTGGTGCTATTGAGGGATTTGCAAAGACCACTCACAATGGTCAAGTTAATGGTGTGGCAGATATTAACGGTTCAATGTGGCAAGTTAATATTGGTATCACGATTGCGGGTTCTAGTGCTACATCTACAACTCTTAACTCCAATAGCGATATTTTCATTCTTAAAGAGTCTGTGGATATTGCGACTCTTGATGAGGGGTGGTCTTCAACAAGTGTTTGGGGCGATGCAACAATGCTTGCGAATAATTACGATGCGGCTGTTGCCACTGTTGATCTTTCTTTACAGGACGCACAAGACTGGGGCAATGGTGATAATCCCGCATTTAGTTCTGCCCAAAGTGGCGCAGCAAGGGCCCTGAGTGGTGCGATGCCCGTTTCTGATGATGCGCTTTCATCCACTGGAACCAACCTGTTTGGTAATGATTATCATAACAGGTAC